ACGTAAATTTGGCTTCGACATTAGACCCAAGTCTAGCAAATACGCCGAGCGGCAGCGGTGATTTAATTTATCGCCTAACGATAGATGCAGGAACTATTAATTTAGTTATAGAAAGTTCTTATCATGCTCATTCTGATTAGGATAGTAAGCTAATGAACGACGAATTAAAAACAGCGATAAACGCAATTAGAGAATGGCGAAAAGACCCTGTTAAATTTGTAATAGATAACTTTAAAGTTTTTCCGGATAAGTGGCAAGTGAGGGCATTGGTTGCTTTTGCCGATAGTGAACGAAAGATATTTAGACTATCGCTACAGGCCTGTGCTGGTCCAGGAAAATCGGCCCTCCTAGCATGGTGTGGGCTATGGTTCTTAACTACGCAAGGTGAGAAAGGCTCTCATCCAAAAGGCGCGGTTGTTTCTGTAACTCAAGATAATTTAAAAGATAATCTATGGGCAGAATTTGCAAAGTGGATGAACGTATCTAAGACTCTAGTACTTTTATTTACATGGACTAAGTCAAGAATATTTGCAAAGGATCATCCCGAGACTTGGTTTCTTTCTGCTCGCTCGTTTAATAAATCAGCTAATGCAGAAGAGCAAGGCAGGAGTTTATCAGGAGTTCATAGTAAATATGTTTTATTTTTAATAGATGAGTCTGGAGATATACCAGTCCAAGTATTAAAAGCAGCGGAGCAAGCACTAAGTACAGCAGATAAAAAGTTTGGGCGAATCGTTCAAGCTGGTAATCCAACGTCAACGGATGGGATGCTTTACGCAGCTCAGACTTTATTTGCTGAGAAGTGGGAGGTTATAAAAATAACTGGAGACCCTGAAGACCCGATGAGATCCCCGAGAATTGATATTGACTGGGCGGCTGATCAGATTGAGCAATACGGTAGGAACGATCCATGGGTAATGTCTTATATATTGGGGCAATTTCCCGAGACTGGGATTAACACTTTACTATCTCTAAATGATGTAATTAAAGCAATGGATAGAAGAACTTTAATACCTAGTCAGTATGATTTTTCACAAAAAAGAATTGGTGTTGACGTAGCAAGGTTTGGGGCAGATTCAACAATACTCTTTCCAAGACAGGGCTTGAGGGGATTTAATTATATAGAAATGCGAAATGCAAACACTCACGATATAACCGCAAGAGTTCTTGTCGCTAAAAAGAAATGGGGCTCAGAGCTTGAAATCGTTGACGGCACGGGTGGCTTTGGCTCTGGCGTAGTAGATAATTTAATTCAGGCAGGGGCGAACCCTTTGGAAATTCATTTTTCTAGTAAAGCTATAGATGCAAGATATTATAATAAAAGGGCTGAGATGTGGTTTGAAATGGCTGAGTGGGTGAAAAGAGGTGGAGTCCTTCCTAGTTGTCCCACTTTAAAAAAGCAATTAACAGCTCCTACATATTCATTTAAAAACGGCAAGCTTATTTTAGAAGACAAAGAGCGGATCAAGAAAAGACTTGGTTTTTCCCCTGATCACGGAGACGCCCTAGCTCTCACATTTTGTCAACCAGACCAGCCTGCGAGTAACTCAGTTTATAATCTTATAAATAAACACAAAAGAGAGGACTCAGACTTTGATCCAATGAGGGGCATATGAGCGATTACGTAATCAGAAAAGCAGAAGTAAAAGATGTTGACCAGATATCAAAACACCTGAAAGACTTCCAGGAGCATTACGGATCTAAACATAAACTGTACCCAGGTGAGAAAAAAGCGCGTATTGCTTTAATAAATCTAATCAGTCAACAATATTTTATGGTAGCATTAAATAAAAATAGCGATATAATCGGCCTAATTGCCGGTTGCCTCTCTCCCCATGCTTTCAATGACGAGCTTAAAGTGTTCCATGAATTATTTTGGTGGGTTCAAAAAGAGTATCGACAAGAAAAAGTAGGGATGGAATTACTAGACCAATGCATAGCTTTTGCAAGATCCAAAGCTGATTGGGTAATTTTTGGTTTAGGTCCTAACAGTACAGTGCCTAGAGACTTATTTTTATCTAAAGGGTTTCGGGAAGACGAACAGTTTTTTTTAATGGAGGTTTAAGGGATGGGAACAGCGGCGACGGCATGGATTATGGGTGCGACTCTTGGTTATACTGTTTACCAGGGGGACCAAGCCAACAAGCAAGCACAACGAGAGGCAGATAAAAGCGATGCCTTAGCAGCAGAACAAAAAGTTGCAGCAGAAGCAGAAAAGAAAGAACTTAAAGCGCAGAAACAAAATGTAAAGAGTCGCAAGGAAGCTGTACGTAAAAGATCAGCAAGCAAGCGAACGACAACAGCTAGCCGAGCAGAGGCTGCGCCAAAGGGTGGAACTGTTTTGACTGGGGCTCAAGGTGTAGCTAATCAAATTGGTAGTACCGCAAAGGGTGGCAAAACAATTCTAGGCAGTTAGGGTAATAAATGGGACAAACTAGAGGGTGGAGCCCACCTAATTTTGATTTAGGGGCTCGGCTAACTGAATCACATAATAGAGAAATAGCACAAAGAGAAGAACAAGAAACAGCCAGGGCAGAGGAACTAGACCGACCATACAGAGAGTCCAGATTCGATGCTGCTAGGGTTTTAGCTACAAAGCAAAGAACAGCTCAGAAAAGAAAGTCGGTCTCTGTGGGGGTAGCGGCAGGGCCAAGGAAACGGTCTCCAGCTACTAGTTTTGTTAATAATCAAATAGGTCAGACTTTCAGTGGGAAAACAATACTGGGGGCGTAGTTTAGTTAATTCGGGGGGATTATTTGGAAACAATTAAAGCTAGTAATTATCAAGGAAATCTTGATGGAAAATCGGTATATACTAGACGCCAAGAATTCGAGCGAATTAGGGCGCAACTAGATATCGAAAGATCAAGTTTTAAAAATCACTGGAAAGATTTAAACGATTATATTAATCCTAGGCGTGGGAGATTTTTTGTCTCTGATGCTAACAAGGGCGATAGACGTAATCTGAAAATAATAGATTCAACTGGGACGCTGGCTAGTAGAACTCTGCGCTCTGGAATGATGGCTGGAATCACAAGTCCTTCAAGACCATGGTTCAAGCTAGACGTTGCCGGCCAAGGGTTAAGCGAGTCTGAGCCTATTAAAAAATGGTTGCATGATGTTTCTAAAAGTATGCACGCTATGTTTTTGAAGTCTAATCTATATAATCATTTGCCAGTTATTTATGGGGACCTTGGTACCTTTGCAACGGGCGCGATGTTCGTTGAGAAAGATGACGAGAATATATTAAGATTTAGTGCTCTGCCTATTTATTCTTATTTGATAGGGAATAATTATAAATTAAAGGTTGACGTATTTGTTCGTGATTTCAGAATGACAGTCAGACAGATCATTCAACAATTCGGGCAGGATCCCAATAACCCAAGTAAAATTGATTGGACTAATATCTCAAGCAAAGTCAAATCTCTCTGGCTTTCTAATAATCCCGAGGCTTGGATTGATGTTGTTCATTCGATATTGCCTAATGATAATTGGAACCCTCAAAAATTTGAATCAAAATATAAAAGATATATATCAGTATACTATGAAATCGGATTCGGTGGACATAATACTCAAGGGTATTATTCTTCTGCTATTGCTGAGAATAAATTTTTATCCGAAAAAGGATATGACTATTTCCCTGTGCTTTGCCCCAGGTGGGAAACAACAGGTGAAGACGTATACGGGACAGATTGTCCCGGGATGACTTCTCTTGGTGATATAAAGCAGCTTCAAATCGGTGAGAAAAGATCGCTGCAAGCTGTGGAGAAAATGATTAATCCTAGCTTGATAGGACCCTCCTCATTGAGGACGGCTAAGGTTTCCTTGCTACCGGGCGATGTTACTTATGAAGACGTTAGAGAAGGCTCCAAAGGTTTAAGGACTCTCCACGAAGTTAACTTTGATATAGGAGCACTAGAGCTTAAACAAGATCAAGTTCGTAAGCGCATAAGCCGGTCGTTCTATGAAGATCTTTTTCTAATGCTTGCTCAAACAGATAGAAGACAAATCACAGCGCGAGAGATCGAAGAAAGACATCAAGAGAAATTACTAGCGTTAGGGCCAGTTCTAGAGCAATTAAATCAAGACCTGCTTGATCCCCTCATTGACATAGCTTTTTATGAAATGACTCAAGCAGGAGTTCTCCCTCCTCCTCCTGATGAGCTTCAAGGAAGTGACCTTAAGGTGGAATATATTTCAGTAATGGCAGAAGCTCAGAAATTAGTCGGACTCGGGGGAGTGGAAAGATTCACAGGGTTTATTAGTGAGGTAGCGAGCGTAGACGCTGCGGTTCTTGATAAAATTAACACCGACCAATTGGTAGATGTTTATGGAGACATGACAAGTATACCTCCAGGTATTGTCCGCTCTGACGAAGCCGTCGAAGAAATGCGACAACAAAGAGCTGAGATGCAAGCGCAACAAGCTAAGATGGAACAAATACAACAAGCAGCAGGAACAGCGCAAACTCTCTCTCAGACAAATACCGGCGAAGGGAATGCCCTCTCTGATATTCTAGCGGCAGGTGAACAGGGAGGCATGACTAATGTCTGAAAATAAAAAATCTTTAGTTAAGAACGCAGCAAGTGAAAAGCAAGTTAGCGCAGCAGTGAGAAAAGAATCTAGCCGAGAAGACCGAGAGATAGAAGACTTACGTCTAGTTATGCAAACAAAACAAGGCCGTAGAGCTATTTGGCGTATACTATGTGACTGTAATGTGTATGCCGATATTATGCCTAATACCGATTTGACAGGGTTTAATCTTGGAAAGAGGCATTTAGGTTTAGGTTTAATAATAAGAATTAACGAAGCAGGAAAAGAATTTTACCCACTAATGGCAAGCGAAAGCGAAGAGGAATAATAGACAATGGCTGACGAGAATACGGAAATACAAACACAAACACAAGAGACAGGCGGTTCTTTACTTACAGACGGTGCAAGCGACAAAGGAAGCACACAGGAACCAAGCACAGATCAACAAAAAGAGCTTACTCCAGGTGAGAAACAAGATGCCGAAAACCAAGAGGTCTTTTACGGAAAAGACGAAGAGGAAAGCAAAGATAAGGAAAGCAGCTCAAAAGAGAGCGGAGACGACAAAGGAAAAGATGAGTCAAGCAAAGAAGACTCTAAAGAAAATAACGATGAAGACAAAGAATTTAAATTAGAAAAAGTCGAGAATAGTTTACTATCTGATGCAGACATGGAGAGGATTGACTCTTATTCAAAAGAGCAAGGACTCAGTAAAGAAGCAGGACAGAAATTAGTAGAACAAATGAACGACTCAAGACAGGAATATGTCGACGGTATGCAAAAAGAGTTTAAACAGCAGGTCCAGAATTGGGGCAATGATGTTAAAACTGACAAAGAAATGGGTGGGGAAAATTTTGAAAAGAGCGTTGGTTTTGCAAAGGACGCTCTTAAGAAATTTGGAACTGAAGAGCTGATAAGCAATTTAGATTCCTCTGGCTTCGGCTCTCATCCTGAAATTGTTCGAGTCTTTGCGAGAATTGGTAAAGCCATGGGGCCAGATAATTTAATACATGGTGGAGCAGTTAAGCAGGAACGCAGCATGGAAGATGTATTCTATGGCAAATAATATTTAACTATAGGAGTTTTAGATATGGCAACAATTGGAACTAGTGCATTAACTCTAGCTGACTGGGCAAAAAGAGTTGATCCAGATGGGAAAGTACCTGCGATTGTAGAATTGCTTGGACAGACAAACGAAATTTTAGATGACATGTTATTTCTTGAAGGAAACCTTCCTACTGGACATAGAACTAGCGTAAGAACTGGTTTGCCAACAGTAGCATGGAAGTTAATCAATCAAGGTGTGACTCCAAGTAAGTCAACAACTGCGCAGATTGATGAAGCTGTGGGAATCATGGAAGCATGGTCTGAAGTTGATAAAGATCTTGCAGAGTTAAACGGTAACACTTCAGCTTTTAGATTATCAGAAGCTCAAGCATTTATCGAAGCGATGAATCAAGAAATGGCTTCCACATTATTTTATGGAAATAGCACTACTGCGCCAGAAGAGTTTACAGGACTTGCTCCTAGATACTCTGATCTTTCTGCTACTAACGGGCAGAATGTTTTAACTGGTGGTGGTTCAGGTTCTGACAATAGTTCAATCTGGCTTATTTGCTGGGGTGCTCAGTCAGTACATGGAATTTTCCCTAAAGGTTCAATGGCTGGTTTACAGCATGAAGATTTTGGAGAGGTAACAATCCAAGACTCAACAGGATTAGGAACTAGCCGACTAAGAGCTTATCAAGATAAGTGGTGTTGGAAAGTTGGGATTGCTTTACGTGATTGGCGTTATGCGGTTCGTATTCCTAACATTGATATTTCAGATCTTATTGCTAACGGTGGTTCAGCGGCTGACATTATTAATTTAATGATCAAAGCTATTCATCGTCTACCTTCTATTTCTATGGGGCGTTGCGCTTTTTATATGAATAGAACAGTAATGCAGATGTTAGACATTCAACGTCGTGACGATGTTGCAGCGGCTGGCATGAGATACGACGAAGTTGATGGAAAAATGGTCCCAACTTTTAGAAATATCCCAATTAGAAAAGTAGACGCTTTACTAGAGACAGAAGCGACTGTGGCATAAATTTAATTTATTGGGCCGGTTTGCGTGGTGCTCGCTGGCTCAATTCTTTTTATTTATTAATGTTAATTTATATAGGAGATTTAAACAATGTATGTAGATGCACAAAACCAATTTAGTGACTCCCAAGCAGTTACTGCAACGGCGGCCTCAACTAATCTTATTGATCTTAGTATTGCTAGGAACATGGGCGTTGGAAGAGATATTTATCTTGTGGTTTCTTTAAGCGTGGCAATGACAGATGCTGGAAGTGATTCCACTGTTGCTGTTATTGCTCAGACTGATGCTCTCGCAAGTTTCGGTTCGCCAGTTACAGCAATGACAGTAGGAACTTTTGCGGCGACATCAGCGGCAGGAACTCGTTTTGTAGTTAAGTTACAACCTGACACTATCGACGAGCAGTTCTTAAGGCTTTATTATACTGTTGCTGGTGGAAACTTGACCACTGGTTCTTTTGATGCTTTCTTAACTCTAGATGTTCAGGCTTATACTGATTACGCTAGTGGTTATACTGTTAGCTAATCGAAGGGATTTAACATGCTAGTTAAAGCTACAATGATGGGGTACATCGACCACAAACGAAAGTATGAGGGCGATGTATTCGACGTAAGCGAAAAGGGATTTTCTGAAAATTGGATGATGAAAGTAGATAACAAGTCTACTCAGGAACCAATACAGGAAAGTGAAGTTAAAGAACCATTGCCAATTTTGGATAATGATGTTATTTAATTCTTGTTTAGGGGGGGCTTTCTTCGTGGTCCTCCTTAGGCTTTTTTAAAAGAGGTTTAGTGTGGCAGAGTCGAAAACTGAAATTTTAAATCTAGCTTTATCTCATCTTGGGGTTGGCAAGTCTGTTGCAAATATAGATACAGAACAAAGCACAGAGGCAGATACTGGGAGCCAATTCTATGATTTAGCCAGGCAAACAGTTTTGAGAGATATCAATTGGCCTTTTGCAAGGCAGGAGATGATTGCTCTTTCATTGGTGGAGACTTTTGACGATAGCGAGGAGTGGAAATATTCTTATAGATATCCAAGTAATTGTTTAAAGCTAATTAGAATTTTGAGCGGAATTAGAAACGACAATCGTCAATCAAGAACACCGTATAAAATATTACAAGATGATGTGGGAAAAGTTATTTATACCGATGCGGAAAGCGCAGAGGTTGAATATCTTGTTGATCAAGAGGTGGTAACTATTTTCCCCTCTGATTTTGTATTATGTTTATCTTATCGCTTAGCCATGTTTATGGCTCCTCTCATTACGGCAGGAGATCCTTTTCAGCTTGGTGCAAGGGCTAGAGAAAACTATACGATTGAATTAAGCGTCGCGGCAAAGAACTCTTCAAACGAAGAACAGCCAGACGAAGAAGTAGAATCAGAATTTCAAAGGGGCAGAGTATGAAAAGTATGGTGATGAGTGGACATGACAAGAGTGAATCCACATTAGGTGTTTCTATGAGAGATGAAGAAAAATATCCTTACGGATTGAAGATTCATTTAGACGAGGACAGCTTTTCTAAGTTAGACTTAACATCAACTCCCAAAGTCGGTGATAAATTTATGATGTTAGCTATGGTAGAAGTCTCAGACATGCACAAGAGCAACAGCATGGGCGATGAATTAAAAGTCTCCATGGGCTTACAGATCACAGACCTAGAGCTTAAGAGCAAAGAAGCGGAGAAAGAAAGCACAGCGAGTAAGCTGTACGGGTAAGTTTACGGTAAATTTACCATAAATTTTATTAAGGGGAAACTTGTGTCAACGACTATTCAAAGAAGCTTATCGGGTGGCGAGTTAACTCCTGCTCTTCATGCTAGGGTTGATATAAGCAAGTATCAATCGGGCCTTAAGACTTGCCGTAATATGTTTATTATGCGTCATGGTGGGGCCACAAATAGGGCTGGTACTCAGTTTGTCGGCGGCGTGTCTATTACGGGGCAATCTTGTCGTTTAATTCCTTTTGTGTTTAATGATTCTCAAGCTTACATTATTGAGCTAGGGCATAAGTATATTAAAATTATTGACAATGGTGCTTATGTTGTTGATACGGCAAAAACTATTACAGGCATTACTAATGCCTCCCCGGGGGTTGTTACAACTTCAGCAGCTCATGGATATGCTAACGGTGATTCGGTTAATTTGATAGATGGAATGACCGAGCTTAACGGGCGTACCGTTCGCGTTGATAATGTTACGGCTAACACTTTTGAAATTGGTGTCATTGGAGGAGATCCTTTGGATACCTCTGGCTATGGTGCTTACCTAGGTTCAGGAACAGCTTTACATCATTTGCAATTTCTTTCTTACTTTGATCAAGAGCAAGCGTTTGATGTTGACTTTACTCAATCTGGTGATGTTTTAAATTTAGTTCATCCTTATTATTATCCTATTCATTTAACTAGAATATCAGCAACGAGTTGGAATATTGGTAGTATTATTTTTTCATCTTCAGTTTCTATCCCCTCTACGCCTACTATCACTACTATACCGACCGGTACTAACACTTATATTTATGCTCTTACGGCAATTAAAGAGGGAACTTTTGAAGAGTCACATCGTTCTAGCACTGTCACAACAACAGTCTCGGCTATTCCCACCGTAGCGGCTCCACTGATTTTAAGTTTTACTGTTGCGGCAGATATAAAAGAAACAAACGTCTATAAAGAAGTTAACGGTAAATTTTATTTACTTGGAATAGCTGGCGGAGGTACGTTTAACGATATAGGGCAAGATGTAGATTTTACCTCCACTCCTCCTACTGTTGAAAATATATTTGAATCAGAATATCAAACGGTAACTTCTGTTACAAACGCAAATCCAGCAGTTTTAACTTATGCAGGGGCTCATGTTTTTGCAAATGGCATTCAGGTTATAGTTACTTTAGAACATATAATGACAGAAATTAATAGTCAGGTTTTTGTTGTTAAAAATTTAAATACTGGAGCAAGTACGTTTGAGCTAACAGATGTTAACGGTGATAATATAGACTCAACGGGCTATGGTTTATTCTCTGCTAGTGGTATAGG